TATGGAGATGGCTCATAAACTTATGGGTAAATTAAAGGACCCAAAAGAATGGAAAGGCCTGACACCTGAGCAAATTGACAGTATTATTGAAGACGCACGAGACCCAATGGATGCGCTAATACAAACTATGGATCAGCTTAAGGAGAATAACACTTGAGTATGAAACAAAGTAAATTAGAACGTATTGTGACGGACATCCAAAATCTAGATGAGGCATTTAGATCTTTCAATTCCACAATGTCGGGTGGCCCTGCAAGCTATTATTTTGAAAAGATCATGGGTTACTATGAGGGCTGTATGAAAGCTGCCAAATTCAAAGAAGGCGATAGAGTTACGCTGAAAGAGGACTGGGACGGAGAAGCTTCAGGTTGGCAGCACTGCAAGCACTTTCTAAAAGAGGGAGAGGCGGCAACAGTATCCACCGTGGATTACCACAAGGGCAAGTATGTCTACGATATCGAATTTGATAATGAATCTTGGATAGATGACAAGGGCAATATACGAGCTACAACCTCGAAACATACTTTTCACTTCCAGCAAAAGATGTTGAAAGCTTATCACAAGTAAATGCTATCGGATTTACTCACAATACGAGATGATAGTGTAATCAATTTTGTGAATCTATTTGATTCCTACAGAGTAGTATATCTGGAGGAGTCTGCGAAGAATGGCATTCGCAACAGAGTATTGGTAAAGATACCGAGACGAAGTATATCTATAGATCAGGTAAAGAGTGTAGCAACCGCACTGGGTTTTCCCGATAGATATCTGACTAGTATCAACGATCTCTATACATGGTCCGAGTTTGTAATGTTTGCATTTGATCGGGGTGAACAGCAGTATAAGCTGTACTTCGAACGGCCTATCGATGAAAGCCTGGGCCTCGATAAAAGACACATGTCTATCTATTCTATAAAATGGAAAGACGCAACGGTTCTGATGACCGATTATTACTATGTGATGACTCGCAATCTCGAATGGACTAAAGATCAAAATATCCCAGAATACATACTAGAGTATCTAAATACTCAGGATATCAAGCATTATTATATAGCACAAGATCGCAACTCCGAGCGAGAATCCTTATGCATTTTAATGAAAGATCAGCCAATCAGATACTATCAGTATGGCACAGATAGCAGAGGCAATCCTTTTAGTACCGAGTATTACTCAATCTTCAGAAATAAATGATTTGAATGATTTGATCGAAACGGCCTGTTCGCTATAGGTCCGTTTATGCTTCTTGAACCCGACGGGGGTCCGTTCCTTTCGGTAGGTCTTATTATCAGAATTCACCACCCACGACTTATTCCCTATAGGATCACGAGTCCCCCTGGCATTTGCAATATCATTTCGAGCAGCAGTTGATTGTTTCTTACCCTTATGGTTGGACGTCTTCCCGGCTAAAGAACTTGATATTTTTGACTTCGTTTGAGCACTTTGATGCGAACCTCTATGTGCTAACGCAATGTGATTTTTATTTAGGCCTGACATAGATCTTTCATTAAGATCGAGTTCATTATCATCATCTAAGGGTTTATTATGCATATAGTCTATTAACCTATTCTAATACGTATTATATTGGCGCTATGTATGGTTAGAGCTCTTCATATTTATTAACTCTAGAAACGAACAATCGAGCCTATATAAGAGCTGCTATATAAGACGGAAAAGCAGTAGAGTGCATTGATAACGGGCAGAGTGCGTAGAGTACGTAGATACGGCGCAGAGTGCTTAGAAAGGGGCAGAGACCTAGAGTTATTAAAAGTCTTTGATATCATTATAAATTCTATCTATCACTGCGCATTCTCAATAGGCGGCTTCTATTATTAACGGAGACTATCAGAATCCAGAATGCTATAGGCGGATACTATTATAGCAAGACTCTATTATATTAAGGCCTTAATAGTTTTCTTTATTTGCAATTTGCACGAAATCAAAAGACCCTTTGTCTGAGTAGGATAAAGGGTTTTTGGTTGACAGGTTGACCAAAATGTGCTATAATAGAGGCATATTAAGAAAAGGAAATTATATGTTATTAAGCACACAGCAGGTTCGGGATTACGCTAAGAAAATTGGTTCAGTTGCAAAATATACAGACAAGACAAGTGCTAAAAGTCCTAGCAGACGCAGTGTTGTTTTTTGTGAGTATAATGCAAATAAGCGATTCGCATTAGCATTATTATTAAAAGAATATTTTCTAGAGCAGGGTGCTGAGAACACAGTAAAAGTGACGGACGGGTGTTATGTACGCGTTATAGCAGAATTGAAAATCCCAGGTGACATAATTGACGCAATGCGCAAAGCAGACGCAGCAATAGAATAACCCTACAACCCTTGTGGAAATAAGGGTATTGGTTGACAGGTTGGTCAAAATGTGCTATAATTGAGGCTTAGTAAGAAGGAAATAAAATGCAAGTAAAAGACGAGATTTTGAAGCGTTTAGCAGAAGTATATTGTCTAGTTACAGAGGGTGAGTCAGAAGGCAAGCCCGTTGTGGATTTGGACTGTTTTTCGGATTTGGAAGATTCGTTGAACTCTCTAGTTCAGCATGTTGAGAACTATTTGGATTAACCCTATACCCGTAAGGGTTAAAGGGTTATTGGTTGACAAGTTGTCCAAAATGTGCTATAATTGAGGCTTAGAAACAAAGGAAACAAAATGCGCGAAATTTTAAAAGATCTCGTAGAATCAAAGGCAATTTATTATTTTGCATTTGGTTTGGCATTAGTAGCCCTGTCAATCTGGGTTGACATCCAAATGTATACAGAATGCAGAGCACACGGGTTCTCGATGTTTTATTGCATTTGGAAGTAACCCATCAGATCGCTCGGATATAGTACGCAAGTTGTCCAAAAGCATTTATAATAATCACATGTTACAGCAAAAAGGAAACAAAATGGAAGTATCAGTAAAGTTCAATTCTGCAAAGAATCGCTTCGAGGGTTTTGTTGACGGTAAGATGTTATCGCGTTCGCGACATGAGTCATATGTAATTGACCAGCTCGCAAAGCAGGGTTTTACTGTAGGTACAGTGCAGACCAATAAGACTGCTGCAGTATCAGAATTTGGTATCAACGAGCGCTTCGCTTTTGTTGAGAAAATGGTTTCGATGGTGGCTAAGAAAACTATCGCATCTGCTATTATTACAGGCCAGGGCGGTCTAGGTAAGACGCACACAGTATTGACGGCGTTAAAAGCAAATGACATGCGAGACACCACAGACTTAGCACAGTTTGCAATTGGTGAGCGTATTAACACAACGCGAGCATTTCGTTTGATCAAGGGCTTTAGCACAGCAAAGGGCCTGTATCGCACGCTGTTCGAAGGCAACGGCCAAGTCTTAGTATTTGACGACTGCGACAGTGTGCTCAAGGATCCAGTAGCGTTGAACTTGCTCAAGGGTGCATTAGATTCGTACGGCGAGCGTTGGATCAGCTGGAACGCAGACTTCAAAGATGACGATCTGCCAAAAAGCTTCAAGTTCACAGGTACCATAGTGTTTATCAGCAACATGGATCTGGATCGCGTAGACCAAGCAGTGCGTTCGCGAGCAATGTGCGTTGACTTAAGCATGACGACAGAGCAGAAAGTTGAACGCATGGAGGTGTTGGTTGCAGACCCAGCTTTCCTCAGCGATTATGCTCAGGGTCTTAAGCAAGACGCAATCAATTTTATTCGCGAGCATATGAACAGCGTCAGCAATTTGAGTTTGAGAACTTTGATTGCAACCACAAAGATACGCGCAGAAGGTGGCGATTGGCGCAAGCTCGCTAAGTATGTTATTACGCAAGGTGTGTAAAATGCACAATTTGATTTTGGGAGTCTTCTTCGGATGGCTCCTTTTTTCCATAAACGGTTCAGCAACATTTTGGAAGGCATACCATGTGCTTGACCGAATGGGTGACGTAGTTGCAGAAGGTATGGTGCGGGACCTTAACATACCGAAACCCGAACCAAAAGAAGAGATCGTTGTTGACACGAAGCGAGAAGCGTATATGAAAATGTGTCAATCATATGGCAACTCCATCAAGCAATGCCAAACGTATTGGGACCAAGATGACCAAACGATGTTGACAGATGAAGTAAAACCCGTTAAAATTAAGCAACATAAACCCACGGAGCAACCCATATGAAAGCCCTTATATTATTACCCCTTATAGCGCTCACAGCCTGTAGCGCCAGCAAACCCCCAATCGTGGTCTCAAGCCCACCCCCACAATATATCATGGCCCCTACGCCCCCGTCACCCCCACAAACCATCTATAAGTTAAAGAACTATGATGGCCCTGAGGCAATGGAGCCTCACGAAGTAAGACAAGCGCAACGGCTATGCATTATGTCTAAGATGCAACCTGTGACACACTTCTTATCAGTACGCACCGACGTAGGCTCAAAGGTACAAGTACCCGTAAGCGTCAGCTGCGAACCCTTTTGATAAGCAACGAGTGCTATTATAACAGAAAAACAGTACCCTTAACGGCGTTAGGGGTATAGCATAGACCCCCCTAAATGATGCTACAGAAAGGTGCGGGTGCTATATAAGGCTATAGCGACCTGCTATTATATTCATCCATTAACCATTTCTCAATATCTTTTCTAAAAAAAATTTCCCAGAAAAATTTCCCCAGAAAAAAGTTGCTATAATATGTCCAACGAAAATAACACACTAGAAGCCCTAAACCGCATAACCGACGGCAAGTCCATATACATATCCTCCGATGAATACGGAAATGCCACTACACTAAAAGAAGATCTAGACCGCTTAATCGCCACTAAGCCTACACCCGAAGCAATCGATGAATACCTGCTTAAACAAATGGATAATCCCGAAGTAGACAAAATACCCGGTAGAGAAACAATCTACATTGTGGCTGGGAATCCTGCGGAGTTTGAGCAATATGTCTTAAAAAAGAAAGAAGAATATAGACGCCGTAAACCTGAAATGCGTGAGAGTGCTAAACCCTTACCCGTATACACATACATTAAGAATCGTTATGATCTAATGGGATTAACCGCAGTAAAGGGATACTACATTGGCACAGCCTTAAAGCGTAAGGATATTAAACAAATTAAACAAGCCATAGAGTATGTTAAAGAACGAGCAGAATTATTAGAACCTACAACATACACATTTGCCAAATTATTCAAATGAAAATTGAAAAACTAATAAATGACGAATACGTCAGAGTAGCATCTTCCATGGAGAATAAAGAATACTCTAAGCAAAAAGATGAAAAGAAAGTGGAAAATACTCTATATGAGAATACACGGTATAAACTCTACATTAAAAAGCATGGAGTTGTTGAATTAATTGAATCAGCACAAATAGGAGAAAATTATGACAAAAAAGTATAGAAACAAAATTACGATGAACAAAGACGAATTGCGAGAGGTCAAAAACTTTATTGATTCGTTTCCGGGATCGCACTACTTTACGATTGAATCCCAGAGTTCGGAAATTGGACAAATATTAAAGGTCACCGTTACGACCTCGGTGCAGGGTCATAACAACGTATCAGTGACTAAAGAGATTATAGATGAAAATGATTGGTAATTATCGGATTCAGAATAAAAACCGATAAAATCTGGCCGGCCGTTAAAAGCCGAAACGTAAAAAAGGAAAAGTATGAGTTTTATCCCGGATAAATTGTATAAGCAGATTCTGGGCAATACCGTGAATTTATGTGTAGATGTATGTCTACGATATAATGACGAAGTTTTGCTGATTAAAAGAACAGAGGAGCCCTGTAAAGGTGTATTTTGGCCTATTGGCGGTAGAATTCACAAAGGTGAAACTGCAGAAGATGCGGCAAGACGTAAAATCAAAGAAGAAATAGGTATCGACTTTAACGGTCCCTTACTTCCTGTTGGTTTTTACGAAGATCAATACACAGCAAACTCATTTTCTAAGAATACTGAATATTGTACCTTGAGTATTGTTTTCGCAGGTGAGCTTGATGATGTACCAATGTTCAAATTAGATGAAACTTCCGAAGAAATTGGCACATTCCCCGAGTTACCTGAAAGATTCCGAGTACAGACGTTTTTACACGAGGAATTCGCCTAGGCGGTATATATAAATAATCGGCAGCAATGCTTTTTTAATAATAAGGAGATAATATGGAAATGTTTATATTGGGCGTAATCGTTGGTGGATTAATAGTATGGGGATACAACAAGTATTTGAATAGTCCTTTAACTTTTGATGAGGCTATTGTCAAAGTAGAACAAGAAGCAGTCAAGGTAGAAGAAAAGATCAAAGAAGAAGTCGTTAAGGTTGAGGAAAAAGTAAAGCGTCCTCGCAGAAAAGCTGGCACAACTGCCGTTTAAATCAAAAAATTGATTTGACATAATTATATTCTGTTTTATGATAATTATAAAAACAATAAAAGGAGTAAATTATGCCAGCATGGGACGATCACGCGGAGCAAGAGAAGAAAAATCCAACACCATTTAACGACCAAGCAATTCCTCCCGCAGGATTTGTATCAGGTAACCCTGAGATGTTAAAAAGTGGTGGCGGAGCACTAAGTGCAGGTGGAGAATCTACTGTGGCATTGGATAAGGATGCAACAGATTGGATTAACAAGAAAATGCGACCTATGATGGGTTGGATTTATATGTTGACTTGTACATGTGACTTTGTACTGTTTCCAATTTTATGGTCTTTACTACAAGCAATCAGTCATGGTGCAGTTACAAACCAATGGCAACCATTGACGCTTCAGGGCGCAGGTTTATACCACATAGCAATGGGTGCTGTTCTTGGAATTGCTGCATATGGTAGAACAAAAGAAAAAGTGGCAGGAGTCGCTTCTTAAAAATAATAGACATCCCTATATGATGTTTAATTGAAAGGAAAATAGATGTCAGTAATTTATAGTATGCCTCCAACAATGTCGTTGGTGGACAGATTGAATCAAGCGAACCAAATTAGCAATCAAGTCGCAGGACTGGTTGCTAATTCTAGCGCATTGGTTCAACAAGATATGATATATGATTTAGTTAAATTGAAAAATCAAAGAGTTCGTACTTTAAAGCAAACTTTAAAGGATAGCTTTTCAGGTAAAATTTATTTAACTGATCATATCTTTCACGCAGTCACATATAAACCACCCAAAGCAAATATCGAATTTTTCAATATGCAAAGTATTGAAAATTTTGAGCCAAATTCTATTGTTATACTAAGTAACAATAATGTTATGGTCGATAATCACCTTGGTAAATACTTTGACACATATTTAAGAAATCCTAGTTGTCTATTCGTAATCTGGGATTTTGATAATCACCATTGGTTTGCATTATCCTCAATGCTAGCAGCGGCATCCGATCTTTATGTTCCTACTCACGCAGATCAATTAGAAATTTTATCTCGTTACAATAATTACATGGCAGGTCCTGTAGGGTCAGGTACTATTCAATGGTCTAAAGCGTATCTTGAAGAACATAAGGATCTAATTATGAATTTAGATCGTTCAGATGAGCCTTTAGGAACTCATATTGAATATCCTCAGTTTCCACTACGTCAAAAGAATTTAACTATTCTACATCAAACATTACCAAGTGTAAAACTTGTAGATGGCTCATACCACAGTAGAGATATGTTGGATCGTTTTACAGAATGGTGTAGTCACAAATCACATTGGATCGTTCCTGTTTTGAATGATGCACCAATACGAGCGTTTGATGCATTAATTACAGGCGGAGTTCCAATTATTCCAAGATCCCTAAAATATCATAAAGATATCGCAAAACTCTGGGATCATTGTTTATTTTATGATTATGAAGATATCCAAAATCCTTTACCATTAACAGAAAAAGCGAATAACCTTTTTAACGAAAGGGGTATTCAAGGAGTGCTTGACAGGCACACCATTTCCTGTTATAATTACCATGTAGACAACAGACTTGAAACTATGTTAAAGGCGATATATGATGAATTCGAAGTTGAAGGACTTACAGTGGTATAAGTCAGCTCCCGCTGATGAACAAAAACTCTTTAAAGAATGGTTAGTGGGTGTTCTAAAAACGAATACTGTAGACTTGACTTTCAAGAAGAAAGATGATACAATAAGGCAAATGAAGTGTACCTTAGTTGAATCAAAATTACCTACAATCGAGAAAAAGACAGATCGTGTCAGAAAAGAAAATGATGACGTCATATCTATCTTTGATCTAGAAAAAGGTGAATGGCGTTCTTGTAGGTATGATTCTATTACTCAAATTAACTTTACCCTTGGAGAATAAATGGCTACTAAACGTGAGCATGATGCAAGCAAAGTTCTATCATCTGAACCTTTGGTTTCTAAATTAGATCCACAGTCAGATAATTATGTAATTACATTGATGCGAATCAATAATTGGTATAGTACAGATAAAACAAGAAGCGACGCTCACAAATACTTTACTCAGTATGTAAAGCATAATATGCCAAGCTCAGTTAAAATATTTGCTGAGGTAGATGAGAAAGATGTTCACATGACATATGGCTGGATGGCTCGTATGTTATTACAAGGTGCAAATATTCGTGCAGATCATCTTGCAGGATTTAACGCAGAACTTAATCGATTACTTACAATCGGCAAAAAACGTCTTGATGCTAAGTCAAATGTAATAACAGTTAAGACACCTGTAGCAACAGTTAAACGTCCATCCATTCAAGATGCAATTAAAGAAAAAGCATCTGAGTATATCGGTGAGCTAGAAGGCTTTGTAGATGAATTTTGCGCCGAAGACAAAGAGTTTAATCTTTATAATCATCTGAAGGGCAATCAAATTCCTGCTCCTTATGTAACAGAAGTTAAAGCATGGGCAGAGAAAAAACTTGCACAATGGCAAGATGTTGTTGACAGTAAAGATACACAGGTAATCGAAGGATATTCAAATTTCGATAAGCGTAAGTTAAAACGTATCGTAAAATTGTTTGAATCCTTTGTGGAGGATTCTGTTAGGTATGGTCAGTTCAAGAAAGCCAATCGTAAGCCGAGGGCTACTAAAGAAAAACCAGCAATAACACAGATCAAGAACTTGAAGTATAAGTTAAAAGACGAGGAGCTAGGATTAACTTCTGCTAAAGCATTGGACTTAGTAGGTGCCGAGCAAGTATGGTTATTCAATACAAAGACTCGTAAGCTAGCAGTGTACACATCCGAATCTACAAAAGGAATGTCTGTAAAAGGTACAGCATTACAAAATTGGTCTCCTGATAAATCTAAACAGAAGACACTAAGAAAACCAGATGAACAGATTAAAGACTTATTGTCGTCAGGTAAAGTAAAACTTAGATCTTTCTTGGATAACATCAAAGCTAAAGAACAGAATGTCAATGGTAGGATAAATATAGATACAATCATCCTAAAAATTATAAGGTAACTATATGGCAGGTTTAAATTTAAGTTATTGTCAACTAATCAAGATAATTTTATCTCAGATTGGTGGCAATCCATTACAACAAGTATATTCTCAGTTAAGTCAAGGGTCTCCTCAGATCATTGCTGCCTCAGGAATCCTTCCTAAAGGATTATCTGAGCTAAAAAGTTTAGTTGATCAAGTAACAGCGACAATTAATACTGCACAACAGGCAGCAAATAATTTTAACGACACAATGGAAAGAATTAATGGACAATTCTTTCAAAATCCATTGGGTACAGTTATTGATGGTACAACTGCAGTTATTGATTCTAAAACAACTACTGCACAGACAAGGATAGCAGGTATAGATGATCTATCTATAACTACTCCAAGAACAGGTTTTGCGGATATTGCTGCCGATAGAGCAGATTTAGTTGCAGAAGTTGCAGCATTGGCATCATTCAAAACTACAATGACAACTTATAAAACTAACACCGACAGACTAACAGGAATAAGTCCTCAGTCAGGTACAACTATTGCAGGCGGTTGTTCATTACAAGATTTATTGGGTTCAGCATGTTCTCCTAATAATGATGTGCCTGATATTGATCTTAAGGCGTTAGTCGATTCATTAAAAAATGGTGATGCTATCGCGGCAATAAAACAAAAACTCATAAACGCAACAGGATATGCAGATTATACTCAAGCACTTACTACATTCAAAGCATCTATTGATACTTTAAATACTAATTATTTACAACAAGTAAATAAGGCAGCAATTAGAAGTGCAGTTCAATCGCAAGTAACACAAATAGTGTTTAACCTATTAACAGGATGCGGAGGACAAGTATATGATTTAACACTAAAATCTAATGTAAAATCTACATTAGGTGTTTATGCAAGTGCTATACAAGCACAACAAGAATCCGGTGCAGCATACTATGCTGCAGATGGAAGTGTGGTAACCACATCAAGTAAAACAATAATTCCTGTAGCAGGGGATATAACAATCCAACCAAATATTTAATATGATAGTAGTTGACTTTAATCAAACAGCCATCTCCAATATGATGATGGAAATAGGTAACCGAAAAGACATCGAGGTGCAAGTACCACTTCTTCGTCATATGATTCTAAACTCCATTAGAAGTTATAAACAACGATTCGGTAAAGAATTCGGTGAGATTGTTATCGCCTGTGATAATCAATCATATTGGCGCCGCGAGTATTTTAAATACTACAAAGCAGGTCGCAAAAAAGCAAGAGAAGATTCTGGTCTTGATTGGAAACAAATTTTCGAGGCATTGAATCTTATTCGAGGTGAGATTGATGTATTCTTTCCCTATAAGGTTATTAATGTCGAAGGTGCAGAAGCCGATGATGTAATTGCAGTATTGGCAAAGTGGTCTCAGACAAATGATACAAGTAGTGTGCTGTTTGATGAACCTAAGCCTTTTCTAGTATTATCTGGCGACCATGACTTTATTCAACTACAAAAGTATGAAAATGTAAAACAGTTTTCTTCAATACAAAAGAAATATGTCAAATCGGATATGAGCCCTGAGAAATATTTGTTTGATCATATTATTCGGGGAGATAAAGGTGACGGTATTCCTAACGTATTATCTGCAGATGATAGTATTGTTACTGGAACAAGGCAAAAGGCTATTAGATCAGATAAAGTAGATATTTGGTATAAGGATCCCGATGAAATGCCACAGGACCTAGAATTTAAATCTAACTATGAACGCAATCGCAATTTAGTTAGTTTTGACTGTATCCCTACAAAGATTAGTGATGCTATTATAAATAGTTTTGAGGGACAGCCTAAAAAGGATAAGAGTAAGTTACTAACATTTTTTGTCGAAAACAAAATGAAAAATATGCTAGAATTAATTGAGGAATTTTAATGAAAACAACCATACCACAGATATTTGAAGAATTAGAAAAAGCAGGAAGCAAAGAAACCAGAATTGGTGTATTACGAGCCTACGATCATCCTATTCTACGAGGAATTTTACAGATAAATTTTGATCCAAATGTAACAGTCCAATTACCCGAAGGCGAACCTCCTTTTAAAAAGGATACATCTATCCCTGTAGGATATTCTGAGTCTAATCTGTACGCAGAGTTTCGTCGTTTCTATATTTGGTTAGATCCAAATGTTAATGTAACAAAGATTCGCAAGGAACAGTTGTTTATTCAATTCTTAGAGGGTATTCATTGGTCTGAGGCTGAGGTTATTATTTTAGCTAAAGATAGAAAACTTCAAACTAAATTCAAGCAATTAAAGGAAGAATTAGTTAGAGAAGCATTCCCTGGATTATTGCCTGCTCCTATACCAAAAGAACTAGCAAAATTGGTAAAACCAAAGGGAACACCTAAAGTAAAAAAATCCGATTCTTTGAACGTATCCTGACCCTGTTCAAAGAGCCCGAACCCGAAGAACCTAAAGAAACATGGTCAGACCAAGGTACCTTTCTGCCCGACCCGCAGTACGATGCGAGAAATCGGTCAGAATACCAATACAGAGCATTTGACAACCGTTGAAAAAGATGTTATAATATATTATGTTTGAGGAGATCTTATGACTATGCATATTGTGGGCCCTTGGCTTTCTACTTCGGGTAAGAAAAAGGGCAAGTTCAAATTTCGTAATGCGGATGAGGCTCGCAAGGCGCGAGAATTAGATTTAGCATGGAAGCAGTTGCTTAAAAAGCAAGGCGTTGAACAAGAAGAAAATAAACGTAAACGAGCGATGGCAGCAGAGCCATTAATTTATAAACTGTCTACACCTAGCGGTCGCAGTACAGCACATATACCTAGTCGAAATACTGGCGACGGTATCGCAAGCTCAAAACAAATCCCACAATATACAGGTACAAAGATGTTAGGCATTGGAACCATGCATAAGTCTAATGCCGTGCCTATCTTTAGTGATGATGAGGCAAAATCAATTTCAAGCATGAGGAGATAAAATGGAAGATAATATAACACAGAGATCTTGGGGTTACTATAAAGTAATTGAGGAATT